TCCGCACCTTTGGCATTAATTGATGTTGCTTTATTGGCACTTGCAACATCAGGCTCTTTTGGATTAGCTCCTAAAGTTTGATTGCCTGCTGCCATTGGATCTAAAGGCATACCATCTGGACCAACTGGTGGCATTAGTTTTGGATCTGGATAATCTCCATTCTTAATTTCCTTTTTAATCAATTGATCCTCATCAACAATTTCTTGATCTGTTTGTCTTAAGATCTTCCTTCTTACATAGTCTCTTGAGTAATAAGTTCCAATGTAAGGTTCAATTGCAACCATAAGATTCAATCTTTCATTCATTAACTCAGTATCTTTGAGTTCAGAAAAATGACCATCATAGAGATAATCATATTGAATATGATCGCTCATCTTATCCCAGTCTTCTGGGGTGATAATGTTCTTAAGAATAAGTTGAGTTTTCAGTAGGTCATGAAAAACATTACTAAATCTTTTTCTCAACCTTCCAACAAACTTACCAAACATCAACTCATCTCTAAGAATTTCAGATGATCTTCCTAGATTGAATCCACCATCTGATGCAGTTCTTGACTCTGGGACATTTAATGCTCTGAATAATTTCTTTTGGAAATACTGAACATCAGTTAGTTCCCCAAGATTTTGTCCACCAGGAAGAGTTGTGATTTCTGTACCACGACCACCTTCTCTTCTTGGAAGCCAAAAATCTTCCATCATACTCATGAACTTTTTATCATCACGCATTTCCCCAGTGTTTGCATCATAAACAAGTTTATTTCTATACCTATTCATAACATCTCTAAGGTATTGTTCTGCTTTTACCTTAGGAAGATTGCCAACATCAATATAGAAAATTCTTCTTTCTGGTGCTCTTGAAAGTCTATAAATGACAAGAGCATCCTCAATCATTCTTAGTTGATTGAGTGCTTTAATTGCTTTGTGAAGATATGATAAGGTAAGTTGTCTATTTCTATCTACAAGACCTGAAGTAACAAAAGTTACCGCATCCTTAGAAATAGGAATTCCTTTATTTGCTGCTGCAGTTTTTTGGATATGTCCTTGGGGGAAATACAAGAAGTATTCTTCAATTTCAGGTTCATTGAAGTCACTTGCTTCTTGCCTGGAATTATAAAGACCTGCAAAATTATCGCTTCTTTTTTTCTCTTTCCTAATAAATTTAACTTTCAAGGCATCCATAAATCTAATGTCTTGAATACCTTCTTCAGGTTTTTTGAGGTCAATTACTTTGTGGTATAAAATCCTCCCATCAACATACCAGTTTTTAAAAATTTCATGTGACTTTTTATCAAAGTCCATCAAATCTTTGATGTACTTAAATTCATCTCTAATAATTTTTTTAAGTCCATCACTAGCATTTAAATTACTAAGTTCAATTTCAACTGGAGAATCATTTAAGTCACTGACAATTGCTTCATTAATTACGTTTTCAATGGCACTGTCACACTCAGGGTGAAGTGCCATTTCTCTATATCTTTTAATTAAATCATATTCATTTCTAAATACACCTTCAATATCTACATACTGCCCATAAAATCCGCTGGTCAAATAGTAATCAACCCCGTCCTCGTTATTTTCGGGGACAGGGGATATTGCAGATTTAGGTAGTTGGTTCTCGTCCTCAATTGAAAAACCAAAAAGTTTTGCCATTGTATAATTTTAAACTGTAACAGTATTTAGATTACTTGAGAACCAGGACTATTTTGGGCATCAGCTGCTTCCCACCATTGAACTTGAAGATCTACAGTAAACTCTTCAATTTCATTCTCATTGTTGTATGAAAGATCAATTTGAGAAACATTAGTTGGGAATACTCCATATAGAGTATATTGTCTCAATACTTTGATGTTATTTCCATTGGTAGAACCTTTGGTATTAAACCCTCCAAAATCTGCTCTTGAAAGTTGAGCAACACTTACATCAACTTGATACTCTGTTGGATTTACTGCACCAGATCCATCAGAAACTTTAACCATATAGTTCATCCATCTTTCGAAGATGTTTCTCCACTTAAAGTCTCCATCATTAATAACTGTGATGGTCCAAACATCAAAGGTCCTATCTCCAGCAACTTTTAAAGTTCTACCTCTAAATGGAACTGGAATTTCTGTGATGGTTGATGCTGGGAGACCAGCTGCTTTGATGAGCATGTTGTCATCAGAAGTGGCAGAGTCTCCCCATGGGAATGAATAATCCCCAAGTTGTGTTCCAAAACTAACTTCAAAAAGGTTGCTGCGAGCACCACCTTGGTTTAATTTATTCTTAAACTTATCAATTGTTCTTTCGCTAAAAGTAGGCATGGTTTTTACTCCTATTTAGATTAGACTGTTCCTACAACTGTCTCAAAGGAGACTCCAGTTCTAGTAGCAACAAATGTCAGACCAATGAAGTTGATAGATCTTGCAGGTTTGATAAAGATGTCAGCAATGAACTCATTTCTATCAATTACATCTGGTGTGTTGTTGGTTTCATCACACACTAAGAGGAAGTCAGTAATTCCTCTCTTAACTTGAACATCCCTTAGATATGGTTCAACTAGATTTACAAAGTTTGCTCTAGTTGCAGCATCATTAAACTCAAACAACTGAGAATCTGCAGCTTGCTTAATTGTAGTTTCAATAGTAATGAAGAGTTTTCTTACATTGATTCTATCAAATGCAGATTGATATGTAAGAGCAGTTTTGTCACCAAATAGGATAATTCCAGACCCTGGAGATGAAATGATTGGGTTGATTCTTTGTGTGTAAAGTTGATCTCTGTCAGTTTGACTTGGATTATATGATAATTTAATTGGGAAGTTGAGAGAACCTCTATTCTTTCCTGCAGGAGAGAACCATGGGAACTGATTAATATCAGTTCTTACACAAAGACCAGCAACATCAGATGAACATGGAATGTACACAAACTGTTGATTAAATCTATCATAAACATATTGATATCCACTATCAAACACTGCATATGATGAAGAACTTAGTGAAGTAAAGAATGAAAGAACATTAGTAAGTTGATCTGCCTGAGGAGTTACATTAACAACCGATTCTCTGTTTGGAGAAATAAATGCAATACAATCCTTTCTGCCTTCAGCAATACTAATTAGTTTATTAGCCTTTGCCTGCTCAATTTCTTTTCCTAGTGAAGCACCACCTTGAAGAATATAATTGAGAGTTACTTCAGCATCATTTGAGAATTTGTCATATGCTGTAGTAATATCTGAGAGGGATACTAAGAATCCTCCAACTCCTCCATTATAATCTTTACCACCAGTTAGATCAAAATACTTATTACCAACTGCATTGAAGGTATTTCCCTCAGAGTCTTGTCCCCAAGCACCAGATCCTTCATCTTGTGGAACATATCCAGATGAGAATTTAACTGCAACTGGATCTACTCCCCATGTTGCATCAGTAGAACTACCTATTGATTTTCCTGCATAAATGTACTGGGAATTTAATGCCAGGTAATCTTTGTAGTATATCTTGGTTGTTGGGGAAACAGTTGCATCTGTTGCCTTAGAAAGATTTACAAATTTCTCTAGAATTGTTTGAGTAGTTCCTGAGATGTTAGATGACTTCTTACTATCAACAACTACAACGTGCATTAAATCTCCAGAACCACCTCTTTCTGCAGTATATGCACTTGTGGTTGGTTTTTGAGCAATTGATCTCCAAGGAATAGTTACTGAATCTCCTCTAGAAACATCTAAAACATTTTGACTATTATACCAATCACTTACAGTTGGTGGGGTTACTGTTACAGTTGAAACTCCACTGCTTGTTAGAACATCAAGTGATGCATTTGCTCTAAATGCATAAATTCCATTTTCAGTATAATCTTGGGTGCTTTCTACACCACCTACAACTTTTGATACAAGTTTAACCTGAATTGTAGATGCTCCTACTCCAGTAACAATACCTTTGATGAAACCAGATGCAGCAGAAGTAGTTCCAACTCCAGCAACTGTTCCAACAATTGATTGAGTTACACCCATTCCAACTTGAATTGCACCAGCAGATAGTGAGTAAGAACCAAAATTTAAGGTAGTGGTTACTTCAGTTCCATTAAGAGTAGGTGCTCCAATGTCTACAAAACCAGATCCAATTCCAGTTACAGTTGTTCCTGAACCAATAATTCCAATAACTGGTTGAATGAATTGACCTAATCCAATACTTGTAGTAGTAATTCCAAGAAGTCTAGTTGTAGTTACTCCAACAGTTGCTGCAGATGAAACTGTTGTGGTAAAGAGTTGAGTTCCAGTTGCAATTCCTGAAATGGTTTGGTCTGCAAAATGGTCAATTACACATACTCTTAATTCTTCTGACCAGTAACCTGGGTTTTTTGCTGCCCAGTAGAAAGAAGTAGTGTTTTCGTGATCTTCTTTGTAATTATCATAATTTTCAATTTTAATGTTAGTTGCTGTAGTTGTTCCTACACCAGCATTAGCATTTTTAAGATCTGTACCACTACATCTGACTACTCTTAGGCTTCCGCCATAAGAAAGGAAGTTTGATGCAGCATACCAATACTCATACTGATAATCGTTAGTATAAGGAACACCAAATGTTCTCTTTAACTCGTCTTCATTTCTAATGGTGACAATTTGATTGACAGGACCTTTAGCGAAAGGAGCTGCAATGCCTGCTGATAAACTAGAGGTGTTTTGAATACCTCCTCTAGTTAAATCTACCTCTCTTACCCTAATGCCTGGAGATGATAAGCTTAAAGCCATTTTAACTCCTCTAGTGCTTCATGTTGCTCTAAATCTATTTATAATTTACTAACTTTAAATTGGGGAAACTGCCAGTGAACACCTACCAGTCAGGATATCCCCACTCAATTTTATGGTTATTATACTTTCTTGATTCCATTATTCTCTTTATTGTGCAAATTTTGCACTCATAAGAGTATGCAGATTTTAACTCTCCTCTGTGCTTACGAGTCAAATAAAACCCATCTATTAGGTCTTTAATTTCTC